CAGCGGCCGGTATGACGGCACGAACAATCAAGAGGTGCTCGAGCTCCAGCGTGGCATGGCGGCGGTCCTGCCGCTGGCCGAGACCGTTACCATCGGTCTGCGAGCGGTGACGAGCACGCAGTACACGTCGGCCGCTCGTGTGCAGTACCTCGTCCTGTCGAGGTGACCGATGCCGGTCTACGGCTTCAGCGAGGAGGACGCCAAGCGTATCGGCCACACCGTGCGCGTGGTGGAGCGTTCCGGCCCCCGGCTCAAGACTGCTGGCCCCGACAGCGAGCGAGGGGCGGCAGGCGTCCGCATCATGATCGGGCAGGTAGGCACGGCCGCCTGGTCCAAGGCTTCGTCGGCTGTCATCACGCTCTACGCCGGTCCGCCCAGCACTGCCACCTCGAGGCCAACGGCGACGGCCGGCACGCAGGTGGCACATAACATCTTTGCCGAGATCCCGAGCTCGGCGTACGTGGCCGTGAGCAACAACGGCTTCGGCTGGTACGTCATCGCCGCGGAGTGCTGACCTGTGGTGCTCCTGCCCTGCTCGAACTGCTGCCAGACGCCGTGTGCATGCCCGACCTGCGTTTGCTGCCAGTGCGTTTCGTGGCAGGACTTTTTCAACTACTACGCAGTCGATGGCCAGCCTGGGTTCTATTACCTTCGCCCGGACACAGACCTATCACTCTATGACGGGCTGGAGCGCGCCGGCGTTTGCAACCTGACGCGGGCGTTTCAGTCGCAGCAGGCGTGCGTTGATTACTACGACGCTCTGTACCCCGGCTATCCGTACTGGGCTTTAGACGGAGAACCCTGCGGACGCTGGTACAACGTGTATGGGTACGGCTGGTCGGCTCCACTGATCGACGGCCAGCCAGCCACGCCGGCGATGCTTGAGGAGCTCTGCCCAGACGGGGCAAATCCGCCAGACTTCACCGGCGACGGCCTGACGCACTACAAGGGCAGCGGCCAGTTCACAGGGGCCGGCACGCCGGACATTCACAAGCTTGTCTTTCGGTCAGGCCAGAGCACCGGCGACCCAATTGCCGACGCTCTGTTCGTGCGGGGCACCCGGAACGATCTGCCAGCCCTGCCGTGGCAGGAAGCAGACGACTGCGGTTCGTGCGCCAACCCGCCGGCATACGAATACGACTGCGACCCGGCAACCGACGACAAGCGGTTTTACGCCAAGACCGTGGACTGGGAGTTCACGCATCAAGGATACGGGCCGCAAGACCCGGCGTGCCCGTTGCAAGCAGACCCGTACACGGGGATCACTTCTGACCCTCTCGGGTTTTGCCCGCCGCAGAATTGCAAGATGGTCACGATCACTGTGACTCGCACCGACAAGTGCGGCAGCGAAGACGTGGTCACGGAGTGGACGGCGATCGTTTACGTCTGCCCGTGCGTGCTCAATCCGATCATCGGCGTCGATGCTGACACCGGCGACTTGTGGGAAGCGGCCTACGGCTATGACAGCGAGGCGGACTGCATTGCCGACTGGAACAACGCCAACTGCACCGGCAACCAGTGGAAGCAGGTGCGGCACGAGATTGACGGCGGCGATCGGCAACTGATGCCGCAAGACTGTTGCGACGCCGGCGGGGGGAAATGCTGATGGCAGGCACCGCCGTCGTCACGTTCCGCGGTCAGCCCGACGACGACCGGGTATTGGCCGCTGTGCGGCAGGTGCTCGGCGACGACACCGAGTCAGACGGCCGCATCATCATCACGGTGCAGCGGAAGCCAAGGCCGCTCGGGTACGGCCCGGGGACGGAACTCAAGCGGCTCCTCAGCCGCATCGGCATCAAGGCCGAGCCCGGCTGCAAGTGCCTCGCCAGAGCGGAGGAGATGGACCGCATGGGCTGCGACTGGTGCGAGGCCAACGTGCCGCTGATCGTCGGCTGGCTCCGCGAAGAGGCGACGAAACGCAGCCTGCTGTTCCTCGACGCCGCTGGTACGGTCATCGTCAGGCGAGCAATCAGCAACGCGAGGAGGCGGGGCGATGGCAAAGCGTAAGACGCCGCAGGACAAGAAGCCCGCGTTGCACAGCAGCATGGACGACGCCGAGTACGACGACGACGACGAGGGGCCGAACCCGGTCCCCGACGAGGATGGCAATGTGGTGCTGAGGCGAAGCACAGGCAAGAGGCCAACAACGAAGGAGCGTGCCAATGGCAGGCGATCCAATCACGGAACTCGCTAGGCGGCTGTGCACGACGCACCCTGAGGCCAACACTCGTTCGCTGGCGAGGCGGCTGGTGGCCGAGTCCAACAACGCGATCACGTTTGAGCAGGCCCGCAAACGGATCATGCGGCAGTTTGGTCGCAACGGCGTGCACGATCAACGGCACACCAAGGCCGTAGCACCTCGCCCGGCACGAAAGAACGGCCACCTGTACTCAATGCCTCGGGCCATGACGGAGGCGTGGACGCCGCATGTGCTCAAGGTCACTGGCCCGGTCGGCATCCTGTCTGACGTGCATGTGCCGTATCACTCTGAGGTTGCCGTCGCTGCAGCCGTTGGCCATCTGAAGACGCAGCGTCTCGCCGCCTTGCTGCTCAACGGCGACATCGCCGACTTCTACGCCATCAGCCGGTACATGAAAGACCCGAAGCGGCGGGACTTCAAGGCCGAGCTCGAGGCTGTGCGTTCGTTCCTGCAATGGCTGCGGCACGAGTTCCCCGGCATACCGATCGTCCTGAAGTGCGGCAACCACGAGGAGAGGTGGCAGCACTGGCTGTTTCAGCATGCCGCCGAAATCAGCGACGATCCACGGATGAGCCTGACGGCCTGGCTGGACCTGAAGGAAAACGACATTGAGCTTGTCGAGGACCAGCGGCCGGTGATGCTCGGGAAGTTGCCAGTGCTCCACGGCCACGAACTGCCGAAGGGCATGGCGGCTCCGGTGAACGTAGCCCGCGGGGCGTTTCTGCGGACACTCTCGACGTGTCTGGTGGGCCACTCTCACCGCACCAGCAATCACGCCGAGAGCAACATGTGGCACCACGAAACGGCGTGCTGGTCCACCGGCTGTCTGTGCGACTTGCGGCCCGACTACAGCAAGTTCAACCGATGGAACCACGGCTTCGCCATGGTCACCGTTCACGACGGCGGTGCATTCGACGTGCAGAACTACCGCGTGATGCTGGACGGCACTGTCAGGTCGGCTTGACGCACGCCGCATGCTGTCAGTTTTCCAGACCTGAGGAGCAAACATGACGACGACACTGGAGCAGGCAAACGCCGCGTTGAAGGCGGCAGTGCACGAGCGGCTGGGAAACACGCCAGCCGATGACCCGAAGATGGTCGGGTACTCGCCGTTGACGGAACCTCGGCAGGTTGTCGCAAGTACCGAGGAAACGCAAAACGACGAGTCGGACGTGCCCTATATTGAGCACCTGCTGCAGCGTCAGCGGGGCGATTCGCTCCTCAGCGAGACCTACGCCGAGTGGGAGCCGGGGTTCCAACCTGTCACGCCGGCAGAGCAGACGCTGCGGGACGCGATCGCCACGATCCGCGACAGGCACGGCAAGTACGGGCCGCCTACGGAACACTTCCAGAGGACGGCATCGCTCGTCAATGCGGCGTTCGGCACGAGTTTCACCGCGGCCGACTGGGCATTGGTCATGGTGCTCGACAAGATCGCCCGCCAGATGGGGCCAGCGGCCACCGACGACGCTGCCATTGACATCGCTGGGTACGCGGCCTGCCACCAGGAGTGTCGGCGTGCCTGATGCCCTGCCTGACGCCTACCTTGAGCAGTGCGAGCACGACGCCCGCCGGTTCAGCGGTGCGTACACCGGGACCAGCGGCACGCTCGCGGCCCACGTCATGCGGCTGCTCGCGGACCGCGAAAGGCTGGCTGAGGAGTTGGCGGTAGAACGGGCGCGGAGGCAGGACGCATGATCGCTCTGTACGTCGTCTCGGCGTGGCTCGCCGCCGACGTTGCCACGGGCATCGTTCATTGGTGGGAGGACCGATATGGCGACCCCGCGTGGCCGGTGCTGGGGCGGCACGTCGTGGAGCCCAACATCCGGCATCACTCTGAGCCGCGGGCTTTTCTTACTGGCGGCTACTGGCAGCGCAACTGG